TTAGGAGATGGATACAGCTAGAGGGGAACCCCTCCACCGGCTGGCGCCGGTCCCCCTCCCCTGCACGCAGGGGAGGAGTCGATAGCCGGGAACGGTTTTAACTCAGGTTTGAGAACCTACCGACGTTGAGGTCGCTCTGGAGGATCATGGCGGTGAGGACTGGCTTGGTGACGCTTTTGCTCGCGGTCATGTCTGCCACCGTGAACTCGCACCATACGTCGAAGACGTTCACGAGCTGATCGTCTGCGGCGTTGTATTGTTGGACCTTGAGCCAGCCTTGCTGCTTCTGGCTCTGGGAGCCGGGGATGTAGTTGCCCTGGGCATCGGGCTGGTTGGCTCCCATGGCGAGGGCGAGGATGAAGTCATCCATGTCCTGGCAGGTGAGCGCGATGGAGACGCTGGTGCTCTCGATGGTCGAGCGGCGGGGCTTGTAGCCTCCGGGGGTGGGGGCATAGTGCTTGGTCTCGCCCTCGTAGGAGGGACTCGTGGCGGCTTGCTCGATGACGCCGAGGTTCGTCCAGTTGGCCTCGGGATCGTTGTCCGGCTTGGCCGATTTGGAGACGGTGATGCTGTCGATGATTTCGCCAGAGAGGGCGATAAAGGCATGACAGCCGATGATAGGTAGTTGGATCATGATTATTTAGGTTTGGATGGTTGAGAGGTTGGAAGGGAGATGGTTTAGAGGTTTGGAGGTGCTGAGGTTTAGAGGTTGGGAAGTTCAGAGGTGTTGAGGTTGGGACTTCTTTAACCCCTTAACCCCTTAACTTCTGAACGTGTTAATTTCATAAGTGTTCTTTGAGGCGGAATGTGACAGCTAGGATGTTGTAGGTTTTGCTGGGGGTTTTGTCCCAGCCGGTAAATTCGAGGCGGGCGCTGGCGTCGGGGCGCTGGCGGGGTTTGAAGAGGTTGATGGAGCGGATGAGCGAGACCATCAACGTGGAGCCGAGGGGGTTGCCCGCAGAGGCGCGCAGGAGTGGCACAGTCCAGATCGAGAGTAGATACTCGCTGTCGAGAGAGAGAACTCCAGGCTCGGTGGGGCGGCCCTGCAGGATGTCGACAATGAGGACGCCGCCCTCGCCCTTGCCGATGCCAGCGTTGATCTCGGTCTCCAGGTCCTTATCGCGGTTCACGACAGTGCGCAGGGTGTCAAACCCGGAGATGGTATCGCACTTTGCAGCGATAATATCGGCGGTCTCGAAGAGGTCTGTATCGATCGAGGGCATTAGTTGAGTTCGCGGCTGATCATGAGGTTGATGTAGTCTTCTCCGGCATCGGCGGCGGCTGTGAGAAGGTCGTCATCGCTCGGCAAGACGGTGCGGTCGGCTTTCTGGGTAACCTTCTCCACCAGGGCGTAGAGGACGCGGACTTTCTGGCCGGGCTCCACCCCATCCGGGTATTCGAGCTCGCTATACATAACGCCGGTGCCCTTGCGGCGGTTGACGATGGCCCGGAGCTGGAGGCTCTCGTAAACCTCGGCAGCGCGGATCCCTTTAAGCTCGTCGACCACGGGAATGGCGAGGAATCCTCCGTCTTTGGCTTCGATGGTGCCACCGAGAAGGCGCTGACGGATCCCGCGGGGGCCGGTGACTTCGACGCGGGCCTCCGTCTCGCTGGCGACGGAGCGGGTGGCATCCCTGGCCTGGGCGTAGAACGCTTTACGCCCGCCCGCGCCTCCGGAGGAGTTGCGGGTGAGAGCGAGCGACAGGAAGTGCTCACGCACCTCCTGGCGCACACCCCCCGCCAACGCGCGATGCAGATCGCGGCCGGGCTTCGCCTTTTCGGCGATGGCCCGGAGGCGACTCCGGATTTCGTCGGAGTTGGAGTCTATGCTTACGGAGAGGGACATTGGGAAGTTTGAGAGGTTTAGAGGTTGGCCAGCTTGCTGGTCCCGCTTAGCGGGATTTAGAGGTTGGGAGGCTTACAGAATGAGATTGCACGGATTGTGCAGGTGTGTTGCATTGTGGGTTCCAGTGGAGATATACTCCGCGGGAAACACGGGCCGGGGCCGGGCTTTTAGCCGGGTGCCCGGCCTCTTTATAGTTACTCGGCAGCATAGGTGCGCTCCTTGCCCCGGCGGGCTTTTTCGAGTTGGTTGAATTTGCTGGTGAAGAAGTTATCGACGACGCCCGAGGGGCGGGCGAAAACGACGAACCCGCGCACGCCTCCGGTCGCTGTGGCGAAGGTATTGAAGAATGCCCGCTGGGTGCCTTGATCCCATACCTCTATCGGGTTGGTCAGAGTGGCCTCGGCGCGGGCGAGGTAGGATGCCCGCTGGAGCTCGTCCGACTTGCCCGACCAGTGCGAGAGGGTCTCGTCGTTGAGGACCAGGGTGCGGCCGGTCACGTCCTCGATCTCCACACCAGCTTGCAGGCGGGCGATGGCCGCGGCGGGGTCTGTGATCGGTGGATCCGGCAGAGGGGCGCGAAGATCCTTGAGCTTAGCCAGCCCGAGGCTCGCGGCGCTGCGGGAAAAGTCCGGAGCGAGCTTGACCATGTCGTCTCCTTCAAACTCGGCAATGCCAGCGAGCTGTTCGGCGATGGCCCGCCGAAGTGTGGCCTGGCGGATCGGCAGGGAGAGCTTCGTCTCCTCGTCGAGCCCGCGGGTCTCGGGGATCATGTCATCGGCCTCCGAGAGGAGCCCGGCTGCTATGGCATCGGCCCGGCGCACAGAGCGGAGCCCCATGCCGGATTGGAAGTCGAACGGTGGATACGGATAGCCGAATCGGCTGAGCGTGGGCCATACGGGGGAGTTGGTCAGCGCGATGAGGCGGTCTTGCCATTGTGTGCCTCCGGCGGCGAGGAAGCGCTCGCGCCAGTTTTGCCGGGGTTCCCGCCGGTTCTCTACGCGGATCAACTCCTGCGCGGGCCAGAGGTTAAGGTCTACGGGATCCTGCCCCTGCTTCCATTGGCCGTAGCCGCGAGCAAGGCCGACGTTGGTCTCGAGGAGGACGTTCTTCCGGGCGAGCGATCGGAGGTCGGTGAGGTCGGGCGAGAAGGTTTCGCCATCGTAGCCCACGGAGTCAAGATACTGGTCGAGCTTGAGTCGGGAGCTGGCGAGGTCAGTCTCACCGCGGATGAGTCCGTCGATCAGCCCATCGGCCTCTTCCAAAAAGCGCACGTCGGTGACGGCGGCCGAGAACATCGCCCGCTCGCGCACTGCCGGCGAGAGCCGGGCCAGATCCTTCGTCCGGAGCTGGGTCGGGAGGATGCTCTTGGCCTCGCGGCTTTCGAGGGCCTCGGCGTAGGGTCTGGCTGTGTTGAGGATCATTTGGTTGGGATTTTTGTTGAGAGGTTTAGAGGTGTTGAGGTTGGGTGATTGAAACTTTTTAACGTCTTAACGTCTTAACTTCTTACAGGAGGCCGTCGGTGCCGCGGCGGTCGTATTGGCGGGTGCGGTCGGTGATGAGTTGTACGCCGCCGGTCTGCTGGATGTCGGCGGCTGTGGAGATCGGGTCGTCAGGCATCTCGACGTCGAACTTGCAGCTGGATACCTGGTCGAGAACCTTGCGGGCGTTGTTGGCCATGCGGACTTGCGCGTCGGTGAGTTCGAGGGCCTGGATTCGCATCTGGGACTCCTCAATGATCAGGGCACAGGCGTGCCGCTTCAGGACGGGTGGAATGGTGGTCGTGGTGGCCGAGAGCCGGTTGCTTTTGCACTGTGCGACACGGGTGCGGATCTCGCGGGTAATGTCCGCAATCGACTGCGCTACCGGATCATCCTGCCCGGTGGCAAGAGCGGCCGTGCGCAAGGCGGCGATCTGGGCTCCGACGAGGCGGTCTTCGAGGTCGGCGATGGTTATGGTGATCCACATGGGAAAGGCGGGAAGTCATCGGTCTCACGACCGATGCTACGGAAGAAAGTAAAGACACCCCGGCCCGATCGCTCCCCTGCGTGGGGGAGCGTCGAGGCGGTTGGGCTATCGGTCCGGGGTGTCATTGGGTTGAACTATTGGTTCGGACTAAACCTTAGCTGTTGGCCGCGGTGCTCTTACGGATGCCATCGGCGCTCGTAGCGATCTGGCGCGAGTAGTGCTCGACGGATACGTCCGTGTATTTCGCGTGCTCTTCGATGTAGACGCGCAGGCCGCCGTCGCCGAGTTCTTCGCTAACGAAACGCTTGATCGAGGATGGGTCATCCATCTCCGGATCCTGCATGGCGTAGTAGGTGAAGATCCCGCTGCCGAGGATTTTGGCCTTGCCGGAGGCCGTCGTGTAGACGGGGTCGACGAGGATGATGCGCTCGAGGCCGAGGCGGTTGGCCACGTTTTCCGGCGTGGGAGACATGCCACCGATCGCACCGTCATGGGCCTCGACGAGGTCCTGCAGGTAGTTCCATGCCGTGCGGCCCCAGACTTGCACGTTCGGGTAGATACCGACTGCGGTCTGGAATGATTGCACGTCCTCGCGGAGGTGAGCGTAGGGGTTGAGCAGCGGATCCGCAGCTGGGTTCCAGGTGCGGTTTGCGTTGGTATCGTTCGCCTCAAGGAGTGCGACCGACCGGCGTAGCTCGCTCCGGAGGAGGCGGTTGATGAGCAGACGCACGGTGCGCTGCAGCTTCGCTTCGCTCGCTCCCTCTGCATCGTGGTCGAGGCGGACGGTCAGCCCCTTGTTGTGGAGGCGGCTTTCCTGTTCGTCTCCCGAGTATTGGACCCGCTTGAAGTCCGCACCCACGGCGCGGACGTCGTCGGAGTCCGAGAGGAAGAACTCGGAATTGGTTCCTCGACGGAAGCTGAAACGCATCGGGGTGGGAACTCCGGGAGCAATGGATTCGAGGAGCGCGAACAAGTCGTTTTCCTCAAAGTATCCGACACCGTAAGCGGTGAGCTCTTCGTTTAAGTTATCCGCTTCGAAGCGGGAGGCGGCATTGGCCGCGGCGATGACACCGGGAGTAAGGCTCCCATTGTCTACGGCGAGGACTGCCAGGGCGTTGGCGACTGCCAACGGATTGATTGATTTCTTGGACATGTGTAGTTGTCGTTTAGGTGTTGGAGATGGAGGGTGAGATTACTCGGTGACGGTGACCGCAACCGGGGCGTGGTGAGCGACT